AGACAAAGACGATATACAAGCCATGAAGGACTATCTATCATCTTGGAATGAAAAGTATTACATGCTATTTCTTTTGGGCATCAATACAGGTTTCCGTGTTGGAGATATTCTCAAGCTAAAGGTCAAAGATGTCCAAGGCTGGCACATCAAAGTTAGGGAACAAAAGACTGGTAAGTATAAAAGTATTAAGATGACAAGGCCACTCAAAAACGAATTGAGGGAATTTGTCAAAGACAAGGAACTTCATGAGTATCTATTTCAGAGTCGTGTCGGAAAGAACAAGGCGCTCAGTTATAAGACGGTTTACTGGTTTCTTAAAAGAGCTGCTGAAGACCTCGGCATTGACAATGTTGGAACTCATACAATGCGAAAAACCTTTGGCTATCATTACTACAAGAAGTACAAGAACGTTGCTGACTTGATGTCACTATTCAATCATTCAAGCCCAGCAGTTACACTAATCTACATTTGTGTAAGGCAAGATGAGCTTGATACTAAGATGAGTAATTTTAGCCTCTAATATTTTTTTGATTTTTTCAACTATCCATAACGAGGAAGTTTCTAGTCTATATTTTGAAGTGAGCTTAAAGCCTTGTCCTAATTAGTTTTCTAGTGTGAAACAAAATTGGATAAAATATAAGATATAGATAGTTCAGCATGGTTATTTTACATAATTTCAGCCATAGAAAAATAATCTTGTCAAAAAAATGGGTATTATTGACAAAAACAATCTGATATATTTGTAACATGAGAAAAATCCAGAGAGCAAGCTTAGGCATGTTCTTTTTTTTGTTGGGGGTGACGATGCCATGAAAGATGAAAATGCATTTGATGGAATTAGGCTTGAAGCTGGTAGCACTTTAGAAATCTATCTCACGAAGAACGACTTAGAACATATTGCAAATGGATATGAGGTGACTTTAGATATTAAGCCTAACGAGACTGTAAATAAAATCGTAATAAAGCCAAGTTTTGTAAATAATATTCTAAATCCGTTAATCAACTATGACAAAAGAATAGTGAGTGAAGCAGATTTAAAGTTTAGAGACATTTCAAGAGAGGTTGCAAGAGATAGTTTTGCATTGGGGTCAATGTAGTGGGCTATAGAAACCCTAAACACTCTGACTGGTTCAGAGCTTGGCAGATTAAATTCTACAACTCGAAACCTTGGAGAACTCTGAGAAATAAAATCAGAAAAGCTAAGCGTATGCGTTGTGACATGTGCGGACGTTTGATTCACGGTAAGAGTATTGTTGACCACATCATAGAGATTGACGAAACTAATTATCAAGATGAATCTATCACTCTCAACGAAGAGAACTGTCAGTTACTTTGTCTTGAATGTCACAACACAAAAACTTTTCAAAGTAAAATAAATTTAAATTTAGATAATCGGAATATAAATTTATTTTTGATTTTTTTATTTTTGAATTTTTGTGGACTCCCCCCATTTTGAATTTTGACAGCGCCAAAATAATAACGGTGTCAATCCTCTTGTGTACCTCTCCCCCAAAATTGACGAAAATTGATACAAGAAAGGAGCATGATTTTGAAAATCAATGAAGTTTTAGAAAAGCTAGGAATAAGTCGTGCTACCCTTACAAGGTATCGAAAAAAGCTGGGCATATTTGAAGAAACTAGGTCAAATATCACCAAAAGTCAGTTCAAAGAGTTGGAAAAGCTTGCCAATCAACGGCAAAAGTACACAAGGCAGGAACGTGTTGAGCTATCTCGTAAGACTTTCAAGCTGATTCCAAAAGAAAAAATGCTTGAAATCAGTGATAATGATTCAGTTGGGTTGAAAAATCTCAAAACTCAATACAATCACAATCAAAAAGTGATTGAAAACTTCCAGCTTGAAATCAATAAGGTCATCAATGACGGTGAGCTACCTGATAAGTACCTACTTGATGGAATGGAAAAGTATCAAAAGCTTAACATGCAGATCATGTCAACGATTGAAAAGCAAAGTCCACAGGGTGACAGGCTCAAAGAAATGATTCAGGAGAAGTTAGCACGTTATGGTTGAGATGAGATATTTTGATAAGTATGCTCAGCTCATCTATACTGGTAAGATTCGTATTTGTAAGCTCACAATGAAATCAATTAGACGTGTTGAGCGATACAAAGAGCAATACCTCTTCAAACAGGAGGAAGCTGACAAACGGATTGAGTTCATTGAGGAAGAGTGCAGCAATACTAAAGGCCTTGCTGGTAAGTTACGCTTAGCATTACCACAAAAGGTTTGGTTAGAAACAACGTGGGGCTTTTATCACACGGTTGAGGTTACTAAGACCAATCCTGATACCTTGGAAGAATACACAGATTATGAAGAAAGGCGTCTCATTCATGAGGTGCCTATTATTGTGCCTCGTGGCACAGGTAAGACTACTCTTGGTTCTGCTATTGCTGAGGTTGGTCAAATCATTGACGGTGAGTGGGGTGCTGATATTCAGCTTCTTGCTTACAGTCGTGAACAGGCTGGCTATTTGTTCAATGCCTCAAGGGCGATGTTGTCGAATGAAGAAAGCTTGCTGCACTATATGCGTGAGGCTGACATCCTACGGTCAACCAAGCAAGGTATCTTGTATGAAACAACTAACAGTCTTATGTCTATCAAGACTTCTGACTATGAAAGCCTTGACGGTACTAATGCTCACTACAATATCTTTGATGAGGTGCACACTTATGATGATGACTTCATCAAGGTTGTGAATGATGGTTCCAGCCGTAAGCGTAAGAATTGGATAACCTGGTACATTTCCACAAATGGAACGAAGCGTGACAAGCTCTTTGATAAGTATTACAACATCTGGGTAGATATCCTTGATGACAAGATTATCAATGATTCTGTCATGCCTTGGATTTATCAGTTGGACGATGTGTCAGAGATTCATGACCCTGATATGTGGCAGAAAGCTATGCCATTACTTGGTATCACGACAGAGAAAGAAACCATCGCTCGTGATATTGAGATGAGCAAGAATGATCCAGCACAACAAGCTGAGCTGATGGCTAAGACTTTCAATCTTCCTGTCAACAACTATCTTGCTTACTTCAGCAATGAAGAGTGTAAAGGTTGGTCAGATAAGTTTGATGAGAGTTTGTTTGTCGGAGATGATGAACGGAACGCCCGTTGTGTGATTGGGATTGACTTGTCAGATGTCAATGACATCTGCTCTATCTCTTTTATGGTTGTGCGTGGGGAAGAACGGCACTATCTAAACAAGAAATTCATGCCACGGCATACCATTGAGACATTGCCAAAGGAACTGCGTGATAAGTACACTGAGTGGGAATTAAGTGGCATGCTGCATGTGCATGAATTGGACTACAATGACCAAGCCTATATATTTGAAGAGTTACGGCAGTTTATGAGTGACAACAGAATTTTGCCTGTGGCAGTCGGTTATGACCGCTACAATGCAAGGGAACTTATTCGCTTGTTTAACGACTACTACGGGGATATTTGTCACGATATTCCCCAGACGGTCAAATCGTTATCAAATCCGCTCAAGGTTTACAAGGAGAAGGCTAAGATGGGCAAAATCATCTTTGATGATCCTGTGGCGACATGGAATCATGCCAACGTCCGTGTCAAAATTGATGCCAATAACAATATTTTTCCAAACAAGGAAAAGGCAAAAGAAAAGATTGATGTCTTTGCTAGTCAGCTAGATGCCTTTATCTGTTATGAAAATTTCAAGGAAGACTTGAGCTACTACTTTGATTGAGGTGAAGAATGAACAACTATTTGAAAAATTTGAAGGAGGTTTTTGCTAGGATTTTCCGTCCAAACAATCGGAAATCTACAAGAACCTATCTTCAAAGAAGTATCTCCTACTGGCGTAGGAACTCCATCTATTTGGATAACATCTACAATAAGATTTCAACTGACACAGCTCAGTTAAGGTTTAAGCATGTCAAGATTACTCGTAACCCAGGCGGTGTCGATTCGATGGTTTGGTATGAGCATAGTGATTTGGCTGAGGTGCTAACAGTTTCACCAAATCCACTAGAAGTGCCTGTTGTCTTTTGGTCAAATGTAACTAGGGCTATGCTGCGTGACGGTGTGGCGGTTGTTGTACCACGTTGGAAGAATGGCCGACTGGTTGAAA